GCTCTATGAGCAACACCCTGGTGCTTGACCCGTTCCTCGGAAGCGGCACAACCATGATTGCCTGTCAGCAGCTTGATCGTTCCTGTTATGGCTTGGAACTTGATCCCAAGTATTGCGATGTCATCGTCAACAGATACATCGAGCTTGTGGGGAATACCGATGGCATCACTGTTGAGCGCAACGGAACAGTTCTCACATACGAACAGGCCAAGGACCTGGTAGAGAGAGTGGAGGAGAGCGCATGAACATCCTGACCGCGATTGTGACTGTAGTTACATGCCTGTTCGGCTCTGGCGGCATCGTGTTGTGGGTGCTTAACCGGACCGCCAAGAAGCACGATGCCAAAGATACCACTGCAAAAGATATCAAGGACCTCATGGGAGCCGTTGAGACCTTGCAGAAGGGCCTGATCATGTGCCTGGAAAACGACTGTGTGATATTCAATGCACTGAAGACGCATCAGATAAACGGCGACAGTGAGATGCAGGAGAAGAAGATGAATGCCTACTTCCTGTCGCTTCTGGAGGAAAGAAAATGACTGTACTGCTTTTGATTCTATTGGCTTTCTCTGTGTTTGTTGGACTTGTGATGGAGTTCTACAAGAAGTTCATCCGCAAGGATAAGGCTGACAGCCTGGAGATTACGATGGTGGCTTGGGCCTTTGCGGTTCTCTTTGCAATCGTGACATATCTGATTACGAGCAGGGACGCCTTGCCGGAGCAGCTGGTGTATTCTCCGCTTCTGATTCTGCTGTATTCAGTTCTGATTCATCTGTTCCAGCTTCCCGCGTGCCAGGCTATCTGGAAACCCATTCTGAAGAAATGGATCGAGAGGAAGGCCAATGGCTGAGTTTGTAATCTCTTTGATTGTTGCAGTCCTTGGGCTCTTGGGTTTCGGAATCTATAAGTCCCATAAGCTTGAGGATCAGAAGATCAAGACACAGGAAGCAGAGGCTAGGGCCGAGGTTGCCCGGAAACAGATGGAGGTGGTTCATGAAGTCAGAAAGGAACTCAAGGTCGTTGAAGAGGAGAAACCGCCACAGACGGTCGAAGCACCTTCTAGCGGTGATTCTGATTCTCGTCTTGATCGGCTCAACAAGCTGCACCAGCACTGAGGTGGTATCCGAGGACAACACTTTCAAGGAGACCCTGGTATCGATGATTCCGGTTCTTCCTGAAGTGCCGTCACTTCCACAGCTTACCTGGTCATACCGGGACGGTTTTTATTGTCTTGATGAGCACAATGTGGACCTGCTGCTGGATTATGGAGAGAACACTCTTCCTCGTTTCAGATGGGAGCTTGAGCAGTACAGGAAGAAGCTTCAGATTATCCTGGACGGCCTGAGTTCCGAACAATAATTAAATTATTTTACAGTAATGACTTGATGTTTGTTTCCTTCGGAGCGATGTATGTACGTGACTAAAAGCCAAAGGAGGAAACATATGGCTGGAAAGAAGAAAACAAAACCTGAAAAGCTGACGATCAGCATCCCTTCATCTTCGATGTCGGAGCAGGCCATGGGAAATCTGAGGGCAATGGTAAAGACCAAGGAGGCCCTGATCAAGAAAGCTCTCGGGACAGAAAGCCTTGAGATTGAAGTAGAGAACGGAAAGATTTCATTTCCGTGGTTTGATCCCGCGGTTGAGAATGGCCTGAATGTCTATTCCACGTTCATCACGGCGCTCTGTGACACGGCTCGAAGGCTCAACAGAGTCAACTCCAAGGAAGAGAAGACTTTGGAGAATGAGAAATATGCCTTCAGATGCTTTCTGCTCAGAATAGGTTTCGTTGGTGATGCCTACAAGGAAGCAAGGAAGGTTCTTCTGAAGAACTTCTCCGGCTCGTCGGCATTTAAGAGCGGTCCGAAGAAGACGCAGGAGGGTAGCGTATGACAGGCTTCCCATCAAGGGCGACGATTGAATACCTGCGTTCGGTTTATAAAGAAGGCACGAGAGTCCGCCTCAACCATATGGACGATTTTCAGGCCCCGCCTGCGGGTACAGAGGGGACTGTCATGTTTGTCGATGACATCGGAAGCATCCATGTTAATTGGGATACCGGCGGTTCGCTTGCAGTAGCTTACGGCGTGGACTCATGTTCCGTCATAGGAGAAGGAAAGACATGACGGAAAAGGTAATAAATCAGATTCTCGCCGTAAGGGAAACGGGACGGACGAACATGTTCGATGTGAACATGGTCCAGATGATTGCCAACGAGATGGAATTCTACGAATTGGTGGTCTTCATTGAGGAGCATAAGAGCGACTACGTGCAGTTCATTTTAAGCGGAAAAACAGAGTGTGAAAATAGTTAACTTATTTACACATAATGACTTGCTATTTGTTTCGACTAGAGTGATATATACACATGCAAGGTGGATACACACCTAGGAGGAACAAAGAATGAAGGAAAAGACAAACCGCAGAATTGAAAGCATGAAGAAAGATTACAACTTCGGAGTCGAGGTTGAGATGAACGGGATCAGAAGAAAGGATGCCGCCAGAATTGCGGCTTCCTTCTTCGGAACCGACAGGTACGAGAACACCGAAGACAGAAACGGCTACAGAACCTGGAGCGCATACAGCGAAGACAACAGGGAATGGAAGTTCTCACGCGACTGCAGCATCGCCGGCCCGGAAGACGAGAAATGCGAACTGGTAACCCCTATCCTCGGATGGGACGATATTCCTACACTGCAGGAGCTTTTGAGAAGGCTCCGCAAGGCCGGAGCGGTGAGCAACCCTTCGGTGGGAGCTGGAGTTCACATCCACGTTTCTCGCAAGGACGGTTTCAACGTGAACGAGATCAAGAACCTCGTGAACATCATGGCCTCACATGAGACACAGATAGGAAGGGCAATCAGGATCGACGCAGGCAGGACCGGAAGGTACTGCAGGACGGTCAGCCCCGAATTCCTGAACATGATGCACAGACGCAACCCGCTTTCGATGACCACTCTTGAGGAGTGCTGGTACAGGGGAAACCACGCCGAGTACGGCAGAACCCAGCATTACAACGAGAGCAGGTACCACATGCTGAACCTGCACAGCCTTTTCCACGGACATGGGACGGTCGAGTTCAGGCTTTTCCAGTTCGCAAACCCGCATGACGGCAAGAAGGGCGGAATCCACGCAGGAGAGATGAAGAGCTTCATCCAGCTCTGCATCGCCATGTGCGCCCTTGCACACGAAATCAGGTGCGCCAGCGCAAAGCCCCAGCAGACGGAAAACGAGAAGTACGCATTCAGGTGCTGGATGCTTCGCCTAGGGTTCATCGGGGAAGAGTTCAAGACCGCAAGGGAGATTCTTCTGAAGAACATGGACGGCAACAGTGCATGGCGCAACGCCTGAAACGGCACCGGATGCCCCGAGGGTATGGAGACCCGCATCCTCGGGGAATCCGATGGCAAGATGGCCTGATCGGATGTATCCTTTGTATGAGAGGCTGAAATGAGCAGAAAACTGTACATCGCATACGGCTCCAACCTGTCCGTGGAGCAGATGGCCTTCCGATGTCCTGAAGCGAAGATAGTCGGAAAGGCTATCCTGAAGGACTGGAAACTGGTGTTCCGCACCCATGCGGACATCGAGCCTTGTGAAGGCTCAACTGTTCCTGTGCTGGTTTGGGAGATCAATGCGCTGGATGAGCGCAACCTGGACAGATATGAAGGCTATCCTTTCTACTACATCAAGAAAAACCTTGAGGTCACGTTCTCCGATACCGATGAGAAGGTAAGTGCAATGGTCTATGTGATGACCAAAGGTAGAAAGGCATCTGTCCCGCCTACCAAGCACTACTACGATATTATCGCAGAAGGTTATGATCGCTTCGGATTTGATAAGGCGGTGCTTGAGAAGGCACTCAAGGAAGTGATAGGCTGAAACTAGAAAAGAATGTAAATTATTTCTCAATATACACTTGCTATTATTCTCCAAAAGAGTGATGTATGTACATGCAAGGAGAAGAGAAGCATGAAGAGAATAATAACACAACAGGACATCAGAAGGGTTGAGAAGGGCCTCGCCGAGGCAAGAGTACAGAAGAACCTCAAGAGAATCATCTTCCTGGAATCCACCTTGGCAATCTACAAGAAGGCGGTCAAGGCATGAGATTCAGAACCAACGCAGCAGAGACGACAAGAAGCCTTGCAGAGTGGTTTTTCGGTAAGGCCTTTGTAGCAAGGTGCATCAGAGAGACCGAGAAGTCAGGATGCAAGGAAAAGAGGTTCTGGCAGGATGGAACAGGATACCTGACGGTCATCCTTTAAGGCTTATGCCATAAAACAGAAACACATATATGGGACCCGCAGAAATGCGGGTTCTTTTCGTTATAGGAAAGGATATGGGAAAGTACAAAGTCACACCTTTCATGGCGCAGTCTTCCCATTATGACAAGGCCAAGGCCGACAGGGCGGTTCAGTTTATCGGATGCCTGAAGCACACGAAAGGCATATGGGCCGGAAAGCCGTTTGTCCTGCTTCCGTGGCAGGAGAGAATAGTCAGGGATGTTTTCGGAGTCGTCAAAGAAGACGGTTATAGGCAGTTTTCAACTGCATACGTTGAAATTCCCAAGAAGAACGGAAAAAGCGAGCTGGCAGCCGCTATTGCGCTCCTGTTGTGCTGTGGCGATCATGAGGAGCGCGCGGAGGTCTACGGATGTGCCGCTGACCGGCAGCAAGCATCCATCGTATTCGAGGTCGCAGCGGACATGGTCCGTATGTGTCCCGGGCTGCAACAGCGTGTAAAGATCCTGGCGTCGACCAAGAGGATCGTATATCTGCCGACCAACAGCTTCTATCAGGTTCTCTCTGCAGAAGCTTATAGCAAGCACGGATTCAACATCCACGGCGTGGTCTTCGATGAGCTTCATACCCAGCCGGACAGAAGGCTTTATGACGTGATGACCAAGGGTTCAGGCGATGCTAGAACCCAGCCGCTGTTCTTCCTGATCACTACTGCGGGTACAGATACACATAGTATCTGCTATGAGATTCATCAGAAGGCCAAGGACATCCTTGAAGGACGCAAGTTCGATAAGACATTCTATCCGGTGATCTACGGAGCAGATGAATCTGATGACTGGACAGATCCCGAAACCTGGGAGAAAGCCAATCCTTCGCTTGGGGAGACAATCGGTATGGATAAGGTTGAAGCGGCCTGTGAGTCGGCAAAGCAGAATCCGGCTGAGGAGAATACCTTCAGGCAACTTCGTCTGAACCAGTGGGTAAAGCAGGCGGTCCGCTGGATGCCTATGGACAAGTGGAAGGCATGTGCATTTGCGGTCAATGAGAAGGAACTGGAAGGGCGCGTGTGCTACGGAGGACTGGACCTTTCGTCCACCACGGATATCACAGCCTTCGTTCTTGTGTTTCCTCCTGTCGGAGACGATGACAAGTATCAGATTCTGCCGTATTTCTGGATTCCCGAAGAGAACCTGGATTTGAGGGTAAGGCGGGATCATGTGCCTTATGACATCTGGTACAGGCAGGGTTATCTGGAGACCACAGAGGGAAACGTCGTCCACTATGGCTACATCGAGAAGTTCATAGAACGACTCGGTGAGCGTTTCAATATCAAGGAGATAGCCTTTGACCGCTGGGGTGCGGTCCAGATGGTACAGAACCTCGAAGGTCTAGGGTTTACGGTGGTGCCTTTCGGTCAGGGCTTTGCTTCGATGTCTCCGCCGACCAAGGAGCTGATGAAGCTCACGTTGGAGCAGAAGATAGCCCACGGCGGGCATCCTGTTCTCAGTTGGATGATGGACAACGTCACGGTCCGCACGGACCCGGCTGGCAACATCAAGGCCGACAAGGAGAAGTCCACGGAGAAAATCGATGGTGCTGTGGCCACGATAATGGCCCTGGACCGCGCAATCAGATGCGGCAAAGGTAGTTCGGAGTCCGTATATGACAACAGAGGTCTGCTGATTCTCTGAAAACCAAGGAAAGCAAATGAAATTGTTCTCGATATTCAAGTCACGGGACAAACCTGTGACAAACCGCACTGCGGGATCTTCCTACAGTTTTTTCATGGGAGGTTCGACTGCGGGCAAGAACGTAAACGAACGTTCTGCGATGCAGATGACCGCGGTCTATGCCTGCGTCAGGATTCTCTCGGAGGCGATTGCCGGCCTTCCGCTGCATCTGTACAGGTATTCGGACGAAGGCAGCAAGGAGAAAGCAGTGGACAATCCGCTGTATTTCCTTCTGCATGACGAGCCCAATGAAGAGATGACGAGCTTTGTCTTCAGGGAGACCCTGATGACGCATCTTCTGCTATGGGGAAATGCGTTTGCACAGATCATCAGAAACGGCAAAGGCTCTGTCATAGCCCTGTATCCGCTGATGCCGAACAAGATGGAAGTCGACCGGGACGAAAACGGGCAGATTATCTACAAGTACAACCGTTCGAAGGACGAGGCGAATACCAAGGAGGAAGGAACTGTAGTTCTGGACTCCACCGATGTGCTGCATATTCCCGGTCTGGGATTCGACGGCCTTGTCGGATACAGTCCGATTGCAATGGCAAAGAACGCAATCGGTATGGCGATTGCCTGTGAGGAGTTCGGCTCCAAGTTCTTTGCAAACGGCGCATCTCCTTCAGGCGTACTGGAGCATCCTGGAATCCTCAAAGACCCGGCTAGGGTCCGGGACTCCTGGAATGCAGCCTATGGAGGGTCAGCCAACAGCCACAAGGTCGCCGTACTTGAGGAAGGAATGAAATACACTCCGATCTCGATTTCTCCCAATGAGGCGCAGTTCCTGGAGACCCGCAAGTTTCAGATCAACGAGATAGCCAGAATTTTCAGAGTCCCGCCGCACATGGTCGGGGATCTTGAGAAATCCTCGTTCTCGAATATCGAGCAACAGTCTTTGGAATTCGTGAAATATACGCTCGATCCGTGGGTAATCCGCTGGGAACAGAGTCTGTCCAGGGCTTTGCTGTCCCAGGAGGAGAAACGGACCTATTTCTTCAAGTTCAACGTCGATGGTCTTCTCCGAGGTGACTACCAGAGCAGGATGAACGGCTACGCGGTCGGGCGTCAGAACGGCTGGATGAGCGCAAACGACATCCGGGAGTTGGAGAACATGGACAGAATCCCGGAGAACCTGGGCGGAGATCTGTATCTGGTCAATGGAAACATGCTGCCGCTGGGCAAGGCCGGCGCAGCCTATCAAAACAAATCAAACATGGAGGAAAACCCGAATGAAGACAAAGAAGTTCTGGGTGTTCAGGAATCAGGCGGAGGAAGGTCAGGAAGGTAGAGTTCTTGAGCTCTACGGAACTATAGCCGCTGAGTCCTGGTTCGATGACGATGTGACACCCAAGATGTTTCATGACGAGCTGTTTGCAGAAACCGGTCCGGTGACAATCTGGATCAACTCTCCAGGCGGAGACTGCGTGGCTGCAAGTCAGATCTACAGCATGCTCATCGATTATCCGGGAACAGTCACGGTCAAGATCGATGGAGTGGCAGCATCTGCTGCCTCGGTTATCGCTATGGCTGGAACCGAGGTCCTGATGGCTCCGACAGCCCTGATGATGATCCACAATCCCGCGACCGTAGCTGCAGGAGATCACAACGACATGAAGATGGCCATCAAGATGCTGGATGAGGTCAAGCAGAGCATCATCAACGCCTATTCAATCAGGACAGGCCTTTCAGATGAGGAACTGTCCAGGATGATGGAGGCCCAGACATGGATGAATGCCCGCAAGGCCATCGCACTGGGATTTGCGGACGGCATGCTGGAGGACGGCAAACATTCAGCAGTTGATATGGCTGCCTTCTCCTATGCGCAGAAGACCACAGACGAGGCTCTGATGAAGAAGCTCGTGGCCAAGTATTCAAAACCTAAAACCAATACCGGCAGGGAAATATCCGCCCTGCTAGAGAAACTCAATTCAAAGGAGGTGTCAGAATGAAGACACTTAATCAGCTCAGGGCGGAAAGAGCCGCTCTCGTGAAGAAAACAAGGGAATTCCTTGAGACCCGTGCAAAGGACGATGCCCGCCTTTCTGCCGAGGATGACGCCATGTACTCAAGGATGGAGGATGATCTGCTCAACTATGACAGGCAGATCGAGCGCATGGAGCGTCTTGACCAGAGGGAGTCTCAGATGGCCATGCCCACATCGGCTCCGATTGTGTCCAAGCCGGCTGCCGCGGAGAAGCCTGTGAAAATCGGACGCGGTGCAGATGACTATCGCAAGGCGTTCTGGAACAGCATCCGCACGAAGTTCCCCAATCAGGAGATTATCAACGCCCTTCAGGAAGGTGTCGATACCGAAGGCGGCTATCTTGTTCCTGACGAGTATGAGAACACACTCATTCAGGCCCTGAACGAGGAAACCGCAATCCGCAGGAACGCCAGGGTGATTACGACCTCCAGCGGATCTCACAAGATTCCCATCGTCACCAGTCATGGTGAGGCAACCTGGATGGAGGAAGAAGATGCCTTTACCGCTTCAGATGAGGCATTCGGCCAGGTGAATCTCGATGCCCATAAGGTCGGAACCATCATCAAGGTCTCTGAGGAGCTTCTCAATGACAGCGCATTCGACCTTGAAGGCTACATGAGAGCCGAGTTCGCACGCAGGATCGGTGACAAGGAGGAAGCTGCATTCCTTACCGGCAACGGAACACACAAGCCAACCGGACTTCTCAACAGCACCGGTGGTGCACAGGTCGGCCTTACCGCCGCATCCACATCTGCAATTACCGCAGATGAGGTTATCGATCTGTTCCATAGCCTGAAGACACCGTATCGCAAGAAGGCCATCTGGGTTCTCAACGACAGCACCATCAAGCTGATCCGCAAGCTCAAGGACGGAAACGGCCAGTATCTCTGGCAGCCGGGAATCCGCGACGGTGAGGTCAACACCATTCTCGGAAAGCCCTATTACACATCCGCATTCATGCCGGAAGTCGCAGCCGGAAACAAGACGATCCTCTTCGGAGATCTGTCCTACTACTGGATTGCTGACAGGCAGGGCATCGTCTTCAAGAGGCTCAACGAGCTCTTTGCCGGAAACGGCCAGGTCGGTTTCCTTGCCTACAAGCGTCTTGATGCCAAGACCGTGTTGCCGGAGGCAATCAAGGTCCTTCAGCAGAAGGCTTCCTGACAGGAGGATTGAATGTCTTACAATGTAAAGAACTATACCGAACAGGGCGGCGACGTAACCCATTTCGGTGGAAAGGTCGTCTTTGAAGAAGGCTCTCAGGTTGAGGGCCTTCCGACTCCAACAGTTCCTGTTGCATCTACACAGACACTTGGAGGAGTTAAAATCGGCTCCGGACTGTCGATTACGGAGGAAGGAGTTCTTTCTGCTGGAACACCAAGTATCCCTGATGCCGGTCCAGAGACAAAGGGTCTGGTCAAACAGGGAGTCGCTGTCGCCAACTGCGAAGGTTCATATCCATCAGCTCAGGACTTCAACTCACTTCTGATTTCACTCAGGGCCGCTGGAATCATAGCTGTGGAGGCTTAAATGATCGTCACCGTCAGCCAGTTCAATGAGTATACGGGAAACTTCGAGGACTCGGAGAGCACCCTTGCCCTGAAGAACACGATTCTCTCTGCCTCACAGGAGCTTGTCTCAGAATATCTCAGATTCGATCCTGAGGAGAGATGGGGACAGTCAGTTCCAGATCTTGTCCGGCTGACGGTACTTCGTATCGGGACGCTGATGCTGATGGAGGCCGGTGAGAACATAGGTGTGACAGGAAAGAGCTTTGCAGACAACAGCAGGTCTTTCATTTCTTATACAAACTATTCCAAGTATCTGAATCCGCTTCAGACCTTAAGGGAGGTGGCGTTTTGAGCAGAAGATGGATCGGACAGTACGATGGAGAGACGCTGGTCAATGTCAAGGCCGATGTCGATGAGGCTATGGCCATGCTGGAAAGCCTTCACGGCAACCGCACTTCCATGAGGCGGAGGATTCTGTCCGGCATTGGAACCGCGGTCAAGCAGCATGTGAAGAGCAGATACACATCGATGCTTCACAAACGTTCCAGAGCCCTCTACAAAAGCGTAACCGCGAGGGTGTTCAAGTCCGGTGCGGCGGTGAAGATTTCACCGAAGGCAGAGCATAAGAACATCCTGTACGGCTATGCACTGGCCAAAGGTAGCACGATTGAGGCTAAAAACGGTGAATTCCTCACATTTCAGATCGGGGACAAGTGGATCAGAAAGCATCAGGTGACGCTCAAACCCAAAGACTGGATCGAAGCGCCAGCGAAACAGTATCTGTCAAGCTCATCCTATAGGGAAAAACTGGAACAGCTTGTACAGAAGGAAATCGACAGGGCTGAGAAGGCCGCAGCAAGGAAGGCACTGAAGAATGCGCAATGAACTGACGATACTAAACGCTCTCAAAAGCGTGATGCAGGAGCAGCTGAACGGCCATCTTGAGGAAGGATTTGATCCCATAGGAGAACGGAATGTTGCCGTAGATTTCCCTGATTTGGACCTAATGCCGATGAAAACCATGCTATATATCCAGCCGAACTGGGCAAACTATGAAAGTTTATCAACTGAATCAGACGCTTCTACGTTCAATATGGCTGTTTTCATTGTCTGCAGGAAAGACAAGCAGGAGAACCTGACAAGAAAGGTCTACGGCTATTTCAATGCCATATATTCGCTTCTTCGCAGCAACTGGTCCCTGGATGGTGAGGTTGATTTCGCCGAGATTACCGACGCCGATTTCTATCCCGCTGTCGAGGGAAACAGGAACATTCAGGCCATAGAGGTTTCCGTATCGGTCAGATACACAAAGGATTTCTAAGGAGGATACCGATGTACAGAGTCGGAACCGGCTCCGTCTGCCAGGCGGGGCTTCAAAGTGCGTGGGGAACGCCCGTCGCCCCCGATACGCTGATCAATATGACGGGTGAATCAATCAAGACTACGGTAGAAAAGGGCGATGAGGGCAATCTTCTGGCCTCGAAGACCCGCAACCAGGCGGATGTGATGTCCGTGAAGGTCGACGGCTCGGTATCTTCAATTCTCAGGCCAGAGTTCGCGGACTGGGTTCTTGAGGCCGCACTCGGCGGAAAGAACGATAATGTCTATACCCTTGTTCCGCCCAATACGGAGCTTCCGGTTTCGACTATCGTTCTCTCTAGAGGCGGAATCGTAAAGACCTTTCCTGATGTGACGGTCAAATCCATCAAGATCGCCGCCGCGGCACAGGACTATGTGAAGGTCGACATCGATCTTGCCGGCGTGAAGGAACTGAATGCCGGTGAGACCGGAGCGCAGACTGTTCAGAGTCTCTCGTTTACCTTGCCTTCATACCGCTGCACCCAGGCGACTCTCAAGTATGCCGCCGGTGGAACGGCGAAAGCCTCGGTTTCACAGACAATCTGTGTCAAGGAGTGCAACATCACCATCGACAACGGAACAGAGGAGGCTCCGCCCACTTACTGCTCCGGCCTCTTTGTGGGAAGACCTGTGCCTGGACTCAGGACTGTTTCGGTCGATTTCTCCATTCCGTACTCGGATGCGGTGGATACTTTGAGAAACACATATTACAAAGATCCCTCAAGTCCGACTGTCGCTCTGCTTCTGAAGTTCACGACTTCCGACGCGGATGAGAACATCGAAGTCTATCTTCCCAACGTCTCCATCACATCTGCAGACGGTAATGTGGGAGGAGCCGGAATCATAGACTCTTCATTCTCAGGAGAGGCTCTTTCAGTCGGAAGTTCGGAGCCGATTACGATCACAGTCAATCACAAGGAGAACTGACATGGCTTATATCAGACAGAAAGCTTATGACAACGCAATTCAGAAAGTCCGAGTGAACTTCGGAACCATCATCGGTCAGGACAAGGACGAGGATGCCTACGTTGTTCTCAAGGAACTGCCGACTTTGGAGATGATGCAGCTCAAGGAGGCCCATGAGAAAGGGCAGAAGGAACTGCTGAAATTCTTCAAGGGCGTTCTTCCCAAGATCATAGTCGAGCACAACCTCTATGAGACTGAAACCAAGAAGATGTCCAGCGATGATGTGGCTTCGTTCATCTATGAGAAAATCGACCTCACAGGCAAGGTGATAGGGGAGTATGCATCTGCCAGTTTTTTTACCCGGGAGAGTCCGGAAGAAGGGAAATAACAAGCCTTTCGCAGGAGGTTTTCAACGGCAGGTACAATGAAGAACTGTACGAGGAATACGGACACTGGTTGTTGTATATTACCGACATGTACCTGCCGATCTGCGACTCGGAAACAGGGGATTTCAGAACCCTTCCATTTCCCGGCGGTATTCTCGATCAGCCTTATCTGACGATGCAGGTTCTCAAGATCATCCAATCTGAATACCGCAAGCATCTGAACGAGAAAGTCAAAAGGATCAGATAGGAGTTTTCTCAATGGCAAATGCAAAGGTCATCATAGCAGGCCAGAACAATATCGGGCCTGCGGTCAAGTCCGCTCAAAGCGACATATCAAGTTTATCTAATGTCGCTCAGAAAGCGGGTGCTGCCCTCAAGAGTGCCTTTGCAGTTACGGCTATCATTGCCGCCCTGAAGAAGCTTGGAGACGGCTGTGCCCAGTGCTTCAACTCGTTCTGGGAAGCCGAACGCAAGTACAAACAGCTTCAGATAGCACTCGGAGATAAATCCGCCTACAACCAGGCAGTCTCCACAATCAAGAATCTATCCAAGCAGACCCTTTCTTCTAAAAGCGACATCGAGTCAATGGTCTCTGAGCTTGCCGCCCTTGGCAAGAACTCGGAAGAGATAGACAAGATCAGTTCTGCAGCCGTGTATCTTTCCAACGTCACCGGCAAGGATCTCAACTCCTCGATGACGACATTGCTGAACACCTACAACGGCACGACCACGCAGCTGAAGAAGCTTGGGATCGATGTCTCCGGCCTCACTAAAGAGGAACTGGCTCAAGGCGCGGCAGTTGATACTGTCATTTCCAAGCTTAAGGTCTATTCAGAGCAACTTGCAGAAATAGATACCCGACAGCATATCAACAATATAAAAAACTCATGGGGAGATAT